TTTTTTACCCAGGTAACTGCTGATATACTTTCCGATGCTTGGGAAGACCGGGTTTGTCCTTCAAGGGTCGTAAATGCACACAATCGAAAAAATATATTTTGTGAATTTATGAAGGAAAATGATAGGTGTTGTCGAATACATTCGCCACCTATGGCACGACCCGTTCATCTTTTGGAACCTTTTAAGGTTAGGACTATAACTGCAGAAGATGCGGCTTACAGTTATATTCTTAAAGGGGCACAAATAGGTTTATGGAAGTCATTAAGTACTCATTCAACTTTTAGATTGACAGGACGTCCAGCTGAAACTTTCGATATTCCATTGATTTTTAAATCTGGAAAATTTTATTATAGTATCGATTATTCAGCAGCTACCGATAATTTTCATCGTAGTTTAACAAAATGGACGCTCGAATTTATTTGTTATGAGTTAGATCTTCCTTATTATTTTTGTGCACGGTCACTTGTGGAACATTGGTTAGATTATGGTGATAAAGGCTGTTTTTTGCAAGAAAACGCGCAACTGATGGGCTCTATACTTAGTTTTATTGTACTATGTGTTGTAAATGCGGTTTTAATCAGTATGGCTCTTTGTCCTAATAACGAAGACTTTATCGATCTGGCAAGTCAGAATTTTCTTGTGAACGGTGATGATGGATTGGCTATTTTTGATGACGATAGTCTTTCTCGTTACAAAGTTATTTGTGAGAAGCTTCAATTTGAATTAAGTGTTGGGAAGGTCTATAAAAGTCCTTCTTGGTGCGTTATTAATTCAGAGCTTTTCACTGTTCATAAGGGTGTATGTAAAAAGATAGCGTTTCCTAATTGTGGTTTTATCTTACCCTATGATTCGCGTACTCAGTCTTCTGAGCGTACTGTTCTTGACTTGAAGGATTCTCTTTCTGGTTGGTTAGGCGGTTTTAAGTCTAAGACTATTCAACCCGCTGCAGATTTATGGTTTAGTGAATTTAATAGTTTACTAAAATCTAAGTTTGTCTCAGGTAACTCGATTTCTTATTGGTTACCTCAGCAGTTAGGTGGGTTGGGTCTTCCTTATGAGTTTAATGGGGTTGTTTTAAAACAATACACAGATGTAAGTGTTATACCCATTCATAAGGCTAGAGCTTGGGAGTGTTTAAGGATTGAAGGAGGTTTTTGGAGTAAATATAAAAATTCCAGGTTAAACCGCCTTCTTAAAGACGTTAAGTCATTTGTCCCTAAACACGTACTTAGTTTATTTGAAAAGACTGAAGAATGTCTGATACCAGAGAGAGAACTTTTAGTGGATCCACAAGGTTTACCTCTTTTGGGGAGCGACGGGAAGCAGTTGAGAGGTCGTATTATGATCGACCCTGTTCTTCCGGAAAATGTCGTCGTTGCTCCATGGGAGAAGATCCCCGATTTCACACAAGACAGGTTCAATTTCTTCCCATTGCCTCTATTGAGCAGTTATCTGCAAGGCTACCTGGGGGGAAAGGATGAACTTGGTGTCGATAAAACCAGAATGTGGTATTATCTACATAATCCTAGTTTGCTGTCTAGGTGGAATGGTGAATATTTAAGGGATACTCCACGAAATTGTGATTCTTTTCGCATGGCTGAACTACTCGATACAAAAGTATTATTGAGTATGGATTTCTCCACGTGCGATACCACTGTTGGTGATACTTGGAAACCTCCGATACCGTATTTTGGTAGAAATGAGGTTCCATATCTCGGGTGGTTAAAGAGTCTGGGATGTTATAAGCTGAGGTGTTATTAGATTAATTCTTTTAACATCGCGGAAGGTTTAGTTTGCGGTGCAGTAGTGCGGGGTTGATTACCCTTGTCTACGCTATGGTATAGTCCGTTTTGTATATAGGATGTTGATTATCATAGTGAGAAATCTATCGTAACTAATGAGAGTAAGCTATTGAGGACTTTATGTCCGGGAGAGCCCTTCCGACCTATCGATACCAG